TCAGCGGCTCCGAGTTCCACGCGCCCGTCGTCGCGGGTGACTTTGATGAGAAAGTGCTCGGGGTTGAAGAAGAAGCTGCCCTCGCGCGCTTGCGCCTGCTGCTGGTACTGCGTCGAGTAGGCGTGCTCGCCGAGTTCGATCTTGTTCTGCTCGACGACCTCGCGGTTGATGCGGTTCTCGCAGAGAAGCTCGCCTTCCTTGGTGCGCGGGTCCTTGAACCATGGCGTGCGGACTTCGAGGCTGCGCACGTACTCCATGGGCAGCACGAGCTTCACGTAAGGCAGGCCGAGGCGCTCGATCACGCCGCACACATCGTCAGGATGCAGACGGTGCATGCAGATGATGATGCAGTCCTTCTCGGGATCGTTGAGACGGCTCGTCACTGATTCGCGGAAGACGCGGGTTGCGACTTCGCGATCAGCATCCGACTCGGCCTGCTCCGTCGAATGAGGATCGTCGACCACGACGCGATTGCCGCGACCGGCGGTGAGCGACTTGAAGGGCACCGCCTTGCGCGTGCCCAGCACGGTGTTCTCGAAGTCAGTCTCGCCATCGCGGATCAGCCGGACATGTGGCCACAGCGTGCGATACCAGTCGCTGATGATGAGATCGCGGCTCTTGCGCGAGTCGCGCCGTGCCCAGTCTTCGCGATACGACGTGGTGAGATAGCGCAGGCCGGGCGAGAAGCGCGGTCCCCATTCCCACGCTTGGAACAGCACCGACACGGTGAGCGACTTCATGGTGCCGGGCGGCTGGTTGATCACGAGCCGCTGTATCTGGCCCATGTGCACGGCGTGGAGATGCTCGCCGATAGCGTCGTGATGCCAGCTTGGCTTGTAGTCGGTGGTGGGCTCTAGCTTGTTCCACGCTTCACGAATGAAGCCGGGGAAGCGCTCACAGTTCTTCCGTATCTCGTCCTGTCGCCTCTCCGTGTCGAGCTTCTGCGCCATCTCCCGGTGACGCCTCGATTGCTCTGCCCTCAATAACGGTAGCCATTTCACCGCTGCTTGCTGCAATGGCGTGTTCAAGCCGGGCGATGAGAAGTTGGAGTTGTCCATCGTTGAGCTTCGCGTAATCGAGGGGTTCACCTTGCCCGCCAGTGATGCCGACAGCTTGGAACGGCCGACCGAAGCCGCGATTGGTCAACCACTCGGCGCATTGCAGGATGGTGTTGCCGTCTTCAGTGCTGCGCATGAGGCGGACGACAGCGGCAAGCGCCTCGAAGCCGTACTGTCGGCAAGCTGCTGCGAAGTCGGCGTTGATCTTGTTGGGTGTGCCCTTGGATCGCCCGCCGTAGCGCATGCCCTTGGGTGTGATACGCGGATTGCGAGGTTTTGGCAGAGGTACAGCGCCTGTCTGCTCCATGGTGCCTACTCGTGACTAAGTTAGCCGCGCGCTGCTGCTGCGTGGACGACCTCGACGGCCTTGGCAGGGATATCGACTTCGCGAGAGATACCGAGGAATTTGAGCAGCACAGCGACGCGATGATTGTGTGACCATCGAACAGGTCCGCTGTAGCCGTCAAGGGGTCCGGTGGTTATGCGGACGGTCGCGCCGACGGGGATGAGCTTGGCGAGGTGGTGGTCGACGATCTCGGGGGCGACGATGTTGCCGCCGGAGCATCGGTCGATGAGCACGTCCATGGCGTCTTGCTTGACGATGGCGGGACGTTCTGGCCCGGCGAGGATGAGGGTGGCGATGCCACGGGTGTGGTTGATGGCCTGCCAGTTGTCGAGTTCGGGATCGAAGTTGATGAAGATGTAACCGGAGATGTAGGGCTTCTCGACGGTTATGCGGCGGTTTTTGGAGATGCGAGAGACGAGGCAACGCGGGGAGAACGGCTGAAAGCCTTGCTGGTCGAGGTGCCGTTCGGCGATGAGTTCGGAGAAGGGCTTCGTGGTTGCAACATGCCACGCGAACATTCTGGTCGCTCTTCTGGGGTGGGTGATCCTCCTGAGATGGTGCCCTAGAATTAGGCCACGCACGCCTGCCGGAAAACGGAAGGTTTGATTTCCCCGCTACATGGTGATCTCCCGCATGGGTTGGCCCCATCTGTTGGCAACGGCGGGATTAGGGCCACAGCCTGTGGGGGATTGTCAAGAGGCGAGGGTCTGGCGGTTGGGCGGGTAGTGGCGTCGCGGGGTGTATCGGATGAGGGCTTCGATGAACTTTGGCGGTGGTCCTTTGGGGTATCGCTTGGCGATTTGGACGCATCGGTCGAGGTCTTCGAGGATCATGTGGTTGGCTTCGCGAGCGGTGATGTGGAGGTGGTAGAGGGTGATGAAGGAGAGCATGCAGCGGTCGAGCCGGGTGTAGATCATGGCCTCGTGGAAGCTGAGGCGGAGAGGTCTGCCGTCGTTGGTGTGGTGGTTGGTGTGGGGCTCGCGTTGTCGCTTCATGGGTTCAGCCGACCTTGGTGTCTTGGACGACGGAGAAATAATCGTCGGTGAGTCGTTCGCACAGTCGAATCTGGGCAGTGAGGAGTTGGCGGTATCGCTCGACGATGAAGCGGTTGGGATCGTGGTCGTCGGGGTCAGGCGGGCTGTTGAGGGCGGTGTTGGCTGAGGCGAGGAGACCGAGGATGGTGTCGCGCTGGTCATCGATGTTCATGGTGTCCTCCGATGAGGGCATGAGACCATGATCTGAGGTAATAGTCCATGGACGAGGCTGACTGGCTGGCCGGGGTCTTCTTCATCCTGCTGTGTCTGGGTGTGGTGGTGGCGTTGCAATTCGCTGACGAAGGTGACGACGACACACGGTGAGGTCATCGGCTTCTCCATTGCACTCGGTTTCCGGCTCTGCGCCACATCCGGTCAACGTCATTGCCATAGCGGTCAGCAAAGCCGGAACCCACGTCGTACTCGCCGCCGCCTGCTCCGTGTGCCATCACCCAGCGGGTGATGCGAGGGTTCAAGCCGAAGGCAGCCGGGGAGGGCACCTCCCATTCGTTGATCTTCATGCAGGCATGGTCGGCGAATTGGTCGAGCGAGTGATAGGGTTTGACCTCGACATAGAGTTCATGGGTTGGGCCGCACTCGCTGTGGCCGCAGTCGAACTCGACGTGGAAGTCAGGCGACCAGCCGACCAAGTCGATAGGTTCATATTCCCATCGCCATCGTGCGAGATCGAAGAACGCGGCCCACCGTGCTTCGAGCCTCGACCGGAAGCGCACGTCAGCATAGACGGTTGGATGAGCGCGGTAGCGGTATGCTGTTGTCATTGAGGATCGTTCCACCACGCTGCAAGGTCGAACACGACGGTCTCGTCGAATAAGACCATGACGCCATTGTAGCCGTGGAGGGTTCGAGCGAAGCGTTCAGCGGCCTCACGCGCATGGTGTCGGTTTCGCACATGGATATCGAACATCCAGCCAGCCTTAGAATCACAGAAAATCTCACTGACGAGCGAGGCCAATCGAGCGTCGCCTGTGACCGCATCGGCCATGCACTGCAATTCCTTGTGTTGAGCCCAGCGGCTCCAGATCGTCACGCCGTTGATAAGGGTGATTTTGTCAAAGGGTGCGGTTGGTGTCCTGCCGTCGTGATCACCGCCGGGATAACGACGAATGTCGGCATCGATGTCGCCTTGAGGGCGTCGCGGGATTGTTATAGCCGTCATGGTATGTGCCCACATAACAGGGTGCCCTAAATTAATCTAGCCGCGTTTGGCATAGTCATCACCGAGGACCTGCACGGGATCGCCGATCTGGTAGCGCCGCGATAGCTCATTCCAGTGGCCCGCCATGTCACCGGGCCTGCCGATGGCGCGGAAGCGGACTTTGGCGAAGCGGATCAGGGTGCTGTTCTGGGTCGCCCTGAAACGATGGATGATGATGCCCACGTCGGGCTTGTTGGACCAGTGGGCGCTGTCGGCGATGTCGTAGAGCGAGGGCACTGGATACTTGCCGTCCTTGATGCGCTGCATCTTGGTGGGATGGGCGACGACGGTGAGATGGACGCGGTACTTGCGGGCGAAGCGCTTGAGTTGACGGATGGCGAAGCCGGTGTATTCGGTCATCGTCATGTCGCCACCGCGATTGTGATCCATCTCGTTCCATG